CGCATTGTCTCCAATCAAAGTATTATCAGACCCAGTGGTTAGGGCATCGCCAGCATTCTCGCCTATAGCTACATTATCTGTGCCTGTGGTAAGCCCTGTACCAAACGCACCGCTACCCAAACCTACGTTGCCTGTGCCGCCTAGTACGTCGAGTACATCTGTAACCGCTGCACCTGAACCAGCACCATCAGTGGCAACCATTCGGATACCGCCGTTTGGTATGACCACATTTGCGCCTGTTCCTTGGCTTAGTGTAACCGTGTCACCAGCGGAGTTCTGAACTACCCATACGTTAGAAAGAGTATTTGGAGCTAACGTGACTGTACAAGCCTGGGAAAGAGAGCCTGTGAGAGTAAGGGCTAAAGAGCGAAATGCATCACTAGCACCGTCAGCCATCGTAATGGTTGCTGTACTAGCGTCTGAAAGAGCTTCCGATCCTGTTCCAAATTTTTCTGCGATCAGCTCTAAATTCGTATTTGTACTCGTACCCCAAGTTCCCGATTCATCGCCAGTGGCGATCTCTTTTAATCTTAGGTCATTAACGTAAGTTGCCATTTATGCTACCTCTTTCCAATTAGGTGTCTGGCTATCGTCAATAGCCGTCCAATTTGGTGTTTGACTTGTACTAACCCCAGACCAACTTGCTGTTTGGCTGTCATCAACCAGGCTCCAAACAAGCGGTGTAGTTGTTGATACTGTAACCGAATTACCCGATACCCCAACAATTGCGTCACCATTGATGCTAACGCTTGACGTAGACGCGACAAGCTCTGTGCTAGTGACAGGAATCGTATTGCTTGTAATCGCTGTAACGCTGCCAACAGATGCTGTCGCAGAGTTTCCTGTCGGGGATACCGTTGCTGTACCAGTAACCGTAACCGATCCCAGACTGACTGTAGACGAGTTTCCACTTGGCGATACGTTTGCATCGGCAGAGACCGATACCGATCCAACCGATGCGGTAGCTGCGTTACCTGATGGCGATACATTTGCCGTACCTGTGACACTAACCGAACCAACGCTTGCAGTAGCAGCATTGCCAGATACAGACACACTCGCACTAGCGGATACAGATACCGATCCGACAGAGACTGTTGCCGAATTTCCTGTTGCTGCGACATTCGCATCCGCACTAACTGAAACAGATCCAACAGACGCTGTGCTTGCTGGGAAAGCAGACCCATTACCCCACGTTCCCTCACCCCATCCATGAGACGAGGAATTCCATCCATCAAATGCAACTTTGACATCTGCCACATCAGACCTTATGCAATCCTAATTATTGCGTTACTCGCATCTGCCGTTGGGAAAGCAACAGTAAAGTCGCCACTTGTAGATGTTTTGTCTGCGCCAAAGTCCAGTACAACAACTGCCCTGTTAGCTGTTCCTGCGGTGGTAGAAGAGTTATAAATTAACGCTCCTCTTGCAGTAATTGAACTACTAGACCAAGTAGTATCAGCAAAATCTGTAAGTGCTGTAGTTCCTGATGTAGTTGGATCTACATTAGTTAGCGTATTACCACCAGCCGTATAACCTGTGCCTGTCGCAGATACTTCGTTAGTTGTTGCGTAAGCTGTAGTAGACGCTGACATGGTTGCATCACTGGTAAACAAAGCAATCTTAAACGTATTGCCTGTTCCTGTAGTAGTTGTAGTACCGCCACCAGATCCATTGTGAAAGTTATGTATTCCTTGTAACAACTCGGATTTAAACGAGGTAGTCACAGCCTGGGTAATCGCCATTATAGTCTCCTTAGAATGTCAGCCATGTCTTTATGACCGTTTAACTCAAGTTGAGCAATTAAAGTTGTTCTATCGCTTTTTACAGCTTCATCCATGTAGTACTTAACAGCATGAAATACTTGCTCTTTAAAAGCTTCTGCTTGTTCTTGTATTATCGGGTGACTATTGCCTCCAACAGAAACAATAGTATTTGTTGCTCTTTCTGCCCAATGCTCAACGGGTAACCCTGCATTGTTAGTGGTAACAACATTAACGCTCCCAACACCACTAGTACTAACTTCGATCATTAACGCCTCGCCTGTCTGACGCTTCCCGATCTATAACTATCGGTTGTATCATATCCTTCACCCAAAGCTTTTAATTTACCTAAAGCATCTTCATATCTTGCTGTATATAAATTCAACATATCAGCGTCACCTTTAAGAAATGTATACGCTTCAACAAGAGATCCATAAAGCAATGTGCTTTCAGAGTTAGTGCCCAGCCAACTAGTTCCATCGCTAGATGCCGTAATAGATTCTGGTTTATAAAAATAATGAAGCTCTGCTGTTAAATTAGCATTAGGAGTTGGCCCTAATATAAAAGTGTTTTCGTCAAAAATTGCGTAATATTTAGGAATGCCTTCCGTTGTTGCTACAGGATACGACTCCCTAATAAAACTAACTTCTTTAAATATTAAAAATTCATAACCACTATTATCTACAGCAAGAGAGTAAGGGGCTAAAAAATCAGAGGGCATAGTAAGATATGGAGTTCCATCTGTTGTGGATCCAGTTACGTTTTTTCTAAAGTCAGGTAACTGAATGCTTTTAAGAATTCTATCTTCTGCCTGTTTAATAATAACTGGCAAATTGTTAACAAACGTAGTTTCTGTTGTTTCAAGATAATCCTGAATCGCATTCTTTAATGTTGTATATGTCCACGCCATTAGCTTGTAGTCACCGTAACTTGTCCAACTTTTGCCTCTATATTTAGACCCACTGTCCTACTGCCCAAAGAAGTAACTCCTCCACCAACAGGATCAAATGCAAAAAACTTTCTGCTTTCCTCTAAGCTCTGATCTGGTCTTGGATTCCTCAACGCCTGAGGATCATCGAGTCTTAATCTACCAAGTTGCAATTGAGGTTGATCTGGACTTACAACATCCTTACCTACCCTCAAACCAGTTGGTCTGCCATTTTTTATTTGAGGCACAAGATCTTTGATTGGATATCTAAATCCAGTTAGATCGCAGTACCCAAATGCATATTTTCCGGCAGCATAACTCAAAATCTATAACCTCCTGGAGCTATAAATAAAGAAGCCTTGTCTCTTCCCCCGCTAGAAGCTAGTTCCCATTGAGACTCGTATTCTGTTTTTAGTATTGCAGATCGATCATTTGCAGGCGGATATTTCAAAGAAAGCCTGTAAGAAAGACCAGAAATCAAACAAGGAAGATATCTTGATGGGATATCCATATTGTTGCTTGCAGGCTTTCCTGAATCTTCAATTCTTTCCATGTAGTAATACCCTAAGGTATATGTTTTTTGATCGTCTGGGGAAGGCCATAGATTGACAACAATACCTGTTGGAGTTCTTTCAACAAAATACTGAAGAGGTTTTGATTTGCTAAGCTTGTTGGATAAATGAGAATACTGACTAATAGATATTCTGGTTAAATTCTGATCAAACTGATTATCTACATCACCAGAGTCTGTTCTTATAAATGCTTCAACAATGTCAAATATCTTGCCATCTAAAGTATAAGAACTTGTTCCGGCAGTTAATGCTTGAGTTCCAAATTTAACTGTCCACAAGTTAAGACCACGGTTTTGCCATTCAAGCATTAAAAGATCAATACTTCTTCTGGCAGTTTTGTAATCATAACCAGTTCTAAGCTCCATCCCAATATTTTCAAAGGCTTCTTCTATCGCCTCTCCAATATCCAGATTAAAAGCAAATGTTCCGCTGGTAGCCATTTAAAATACTGGGGGCTTTGTTTTGCCTCTAATAGCGCAACCATCAACAGGTTTTACCCTGCCTCCTCTCATCATTGCTTGAGGTTTATAAGCGCCAGCCTCTACTTCTTTTTTTAAAGCATCAAGCTCCTGTTTTTTTTCTTCTTTTCTTTTTTTATCTTCACGTTTAGAGGCGGCACGATCATATATACCTCTGCCAACAACACCTAATAGATTTCTATAAGGCCCTGTCCCAGTTGCTATCCCATAGGCGGGACTTATTGCCGAGAGTATTTTATCTGGCATATTACCTTTTCCTTTTCTTTGTATTAGAAACTTTTGATCGTTTCTTTTTAGATGGAGAGTTTTTTACTTGCTTACCTGTCTGAGGACGAGCTATTGCCATTACTTTGACTTTGATGGACTCTTTCTTTTTTTCGGAGCCGATTTAGTCTCTGGATCTTTCTTAGTCGCCTTCTTTTCCGCTTCTTTCTTTGCAGGCTTGTCAGCACTTTTTAAAAGCTCCTTTAGCTTAGCTTTTGCTTCAGGTTTACGCATTGGATCAAAAACAACAATATCATATTGACCGTCAGCGGTTTGGCCGCTGCCGTCTTTGTTTTTCGTTCCGATCTGGTAAACCTCTTCGCCATCAGCAAAGTTACCATTAACAAACATTTCAAGTTTAGCCATATCGTTTCCTCACTTGCATAACGATTACATATACATCACCGCTAGAATGGCCAACAGTTGTAAATTGAATATCACCTGTTGTTCCAGAGGCTTTTGTATCTGGTATGCCAAAATCTGAAAAGTCTAATGTATCTGACCAATCCGCAGCCAACTGCCATGCCAAGACATCTGTTGATGCATCAAAAAATATCTTTACCCCCATCCCAATGGTTTGGTAATAAATCTTTTCAATAACAACAGATGAGCAAGCTTTGTCTGTCATTGGATCATTAGACAAAGAAGATACATCTATCTTGGTAACAGCAGACTCGCCAGTTCCATCACTTACATTTGTAAAACGAAAGATGGCGGTCTTAGCGCCATCCTGTATCGTTTGAGTCGCTACCGCATCAGCCATAATTGACTCCTATTATTGATCAGCAAATGCAGGAGCAGTGGTACTCGTAACATTTCCAAAGATTTGATAATTGGTAGTATTTAAACCAACTATAGTCACATCAAATCCCGCAGGAACATTTAATTGAATACTGCTGTTTGAGCTTCCATTAGAAAAAACACTACTGATTGAGTCACCATCTGTATCCAATAAGGTCACACCGCCAATATAAAAATTGCTATTGCCGGGAGTAACAATAATTGCATCAGTAGCATCAGCGGCTGCGCCAGCATAAATAAACCTAAATACAGATCCAGCAATAGGCGCTGGTAAAGTGTAGGTGTTATCTTGACTACCATCTGGGACAAGTAAGATTCTGCCGCTATGAGTTGCATTGGTAAGCGTTACATCTCCGTCAGAAAGGCTGACAGGGCCGTCACCAACAGTAGTAACCTCAGTAATAGCGCCAGTAGTTGAATTCTTGCTTACAGTTTTAAAGGTGCTTTCAGATCGCACAGCACCTGTGAAAGTAGTATTAGCCATGTATGTCTCCTGTCTTGGCTAGTGTCTAATGTTCCATGTGAAACAATTAGTCAGGAAAAGAAAAGGGGGCGCAAAGCGCCCCCAAATCCGTTAGCTAGATCCTGGTGATCCGTAAATTCCAAGTGGGTCACTTACTCCAAAAGAGTATCGCTCCCTTGATTTGTATCTCACGTTACCAGTATCAAAGTCTCCATCCATTGATGTTTCCAATGGTGTACGGTTGAAGTGCTTCATACCGTTAGGAACATCAGTAATGATGAAAAACGCATTGCTGTCAGTCAGATAGTGATTAACAGCATAACCCTCAGGGATCGCTCCCATATTGCGTATTGCGTTAAGATCATTGTCTGCTGTGCCCACACGCTGCGCTGTTTCAAGCAGACGATCTGCTGTAAACATTAAAGCGGGAGGAACAATTAAGCGTCGAGGTCTAGCAGCGATCAACAAACCACGCTCATCAGTAAATGCAGCAATATCAATAATTGCATTCTCTAAAGATGTTTCGTTCAGGTCTGCCGCTGTAGAAGGACGGTTACTATTTTTGCCGCCATTAACTAGCGGGTGACCGTCACCACCAGTAACACCATCACCAGAAGCGGTAAACAGGTTAACCCCATCACCAGACTGAAATGAATTAGTGAAACCGTTGTTAAGAGGATTAACCGCCTTAACTTGCTTGGTATACGCCATAGCACGGGCAAGAGCCTTGGTATAACGTGCAGACAGTGAGTCATACAAATTATCTTCCATCGCTTCTTCCGTGATTGAGAATCCCATAGCAATAGTTTCGTGGTTGTATCGTGCAGTAAAAGACTCTTGCGCTGAATCATAAGAGATTGCAGAACCTTCGTTTTTTACAGGAGCAGCACCAAAGCCACTCAACTTTACTTCCTCTTCAAAGCTACGCTCGGAGCTTTCGGTCTCATAAATGAGATCATGCTCGTCTTCGTATTTTTCATACTCCAAACCAAACAAGGCATTAAGCCCAGGCAGGAGTTCTTTAAGCATTTGCGCTCTAGAAATAGCCATTCTTTAATCTCCTTTATACGCCTAGTGCGGTTTCGTATGCATGGCTTAGTGGCAAATATGTCACTAAAACGTCTGTATAAGTATCACCAACCGTGCTGGATGGGCCTTCTACAAACTCAACAATACGCATTGGTAAGCTGTTGGTGGTAGCAATTGTTGAAGCATCTACTGCGTTCTTGCTTCGACCTATCGAGGTCGAGCCAGCCGTACTGACTAATGAAACATTGTTTCCAAGTCCTGTCTGGGCAATAGATCCATCTCCTTGCATCCTGAAAACAAGATCAGGATCATCAACAACATATGCCATAATATCAGATGCCGCTGTAGAAGCAGGGAATTGCTGGTTAAAGGTAAGCTGGTTGGTGCTTGGATCGGTGTAAGAACATCCTACAAAAATTCCAACTGTGCCTGCGACGACAGCCGTTGTGATTGCAGATTTTTCTACCGTTCCGGCAGCAACTAGTTTAACAAAATCGCCATAAAAAATAGCTGTGCCGTAACCGCTTGCAATCTTCATGTGCCTGACTTTTCCTGTGAAAGAGCCACTCGCACTAAGAGTATCAGTCGGTTCAGCACCCATTGGGGTTGCGCTGGTAGCCATAAATGACCTCCTTTAATTATAGAAGCAACCCAGCAACAAAGGGTTAACTTCTACCAAAAGTTGTTCTCGTATTCCTTTCAGGTTTCATCATAGGCATACGAGGGTCGTTTTCACGCAAGTAATTATTATCAACAGATTCCATTTGAGTGTTTGCTACTTCTTGATAGTGTTTGGTTCTTGCTTGCATTTTCTCCTCAGGAGCTTTACACAAAAGCAAACCACCAAAATGTACATTACCCTCAAACCTTGAGCCTATATCAGACATAATCTGTAACTCAGGATGGTCGTCAATTTTACAAGGTTGCCATCCTTCTCTAAAAGATCTGGATACATTTGTATTATCTGACTGTCCAAGAACATCTGTTCTTACCCACCTAAACACCCAACCAGGTTGGGGAGTTGGACTAGGCAAAATAGATGCCGGAACCCAATCATCAGATGGACGATAAGAATCGTTTTCTCGCGTTTCGTTTTCTCTAGGGGTGCGCTCTTCTGCCATTATTGACTCCTCATTTTATCATTTCAGCGTGTCTGGCATACTGTTCATTTGTTAACCCAAGTCGCTTAGCGAGTGCTACCTGAGTGGCGGTCATCCGTACTTTGCGCGGTTTAGCACCATTGTTCCTTGCGGAAGGTGCCACCACCGTCGAAGGCTGATTGGTCGTCACGGTTGCGTCACCGCCATCTGTGTCGCCTTTATCCGACCAACCAAAATCTGGATGAGTTTTCCTCATCCCTTGATCTATGTAATCAAAATATTCTTTTGTATTTACACCGATCCCAAGATCTATAGCTTCTTCGTGAAACCCATAGGCGGTTGCAGTCATAACCTTTTGGTCTGGAGCCATAAACCATGTATTTTTATCACCCCACTCTTTAGCTTCTGGAGTTAGCTGAATCTGGGGTTCCTGAGAGGCAGCATTTTGAGCGGCCTGCAATGCAACATCCTGTTGATAGGGCTGTTGCTGTAGGTTCTGATTTCTGGTTAAATTGTTTTCATATTTATGAATATCATTTAACTCAGTTTGAGCTTTGAGCATTTGACTTTGAGTTTCAACAACGCCATCAGTGTCGCCTTCCTCATAAGCTTTTCTGTAATCATTTTTTGATTTTTCAAGAAAAGCTGTTGCTCTTTGTTTTATTTGCTCAACTAAAGCACTTTCGCCTCTAGATATTAAAGATTCCTGTTCCTGAACTCTGCTTGATAATTGCTGGGCAATTTTTATCGCCTCATCACGAGTTCTTTGGGCTTCTTCTTTTCTTCGACGTTCTTCGTGAAAATCGTACTTTAAACCTTTTAATCTTTTCTGAACATTGCCGTCATACTGGCTAAGCTCTTCATCAGATAAATCTGTAGGCTCATTAGTCCTTGGAGGTCTTCTGTCCTCTTTCGGTCTATCATCAACAATTTCAAACTCATACTCTGATGACTCAGGTTCTGGGTTTGTTTTTTGCTTTTTTTCAAAGGTCGTTTTAACGCCAAAAAATTTATCTTCGGCGCTAGAAGGATCTTCAACTTGCTCGGTTTCTGCAATTAATTGATTTTCACTCATGCTTTTACAATCCCCCTTGGGTCTTCTACAACAGCTTCAACGCTATCATCATTGATAAACCGAAACTCTTGATTATGAACCTTGAACCTTGTTCCAGAGTAAGATCTCATGATGATCCAATCTCCTTCCTTGCAGTAAGGCCCACTAGGGAATCGTTGAGGATCTTTATAACAGTCAGGCCCTACCTTGAGAACCATACCTATTATTGATCCTATCTCTTCATCCTGTAATGTTTTATTTGCCTTCAGGATGCCGCCTTCAAATTCCTTATCAGGCTCTGGCAATGCAATCAATATTTTATATCCTGTCGGATCTGGGAGTTGATTGGCAGTTCGAGTCTTATCTGACTCGGTTTCTATTTGAGCAACCTTGCTCATACCTTCTCCTTGCATTGGGTAAAC